GCTGTCCAGCCTTCCGAAAGGTGGGCTCTGCCTTGAACCCTTTGGTGGCTCTGGCTCAACACTCATGGGCGCTCAGCTCACAAATCGACGCTGCTTCACCGTTGAGCTAAAACCTGAATACTGCGACGTTATCGTCAAGCGGTGGGAGAGTTTCACGGGAGAAACCGCAGTCCTGGCCTCTGACAAAGATTGATGGGCAAGAAATCGACCAAGATCGAAGTCGATATGCGCGTGAACCGTGTTGCCCGTTTACTGGCCAACGGTGCTGTGCGTTCTGAAATCGTGCAGTATTGCGCGAAAGAATGGGAGCTTGCAGAACGCCAAGCAGACACCTACATCGCCAAGGCTCGGGAGCTTATCCGTGCTGATTGGGAGACGGATCGCTTGACTTTTACTGCAGAGATCTTGGCCCAGCTCGCCACGCTCCAAAAGGAAGCTCGCAAGACCAATAACCTCAACGCTGCACTTGGCTGCATTAAGACCGCCGCGCAGATTGCCCAGGTGCTTCAGTGAGCGGGATCCTGAGCCATATCCCGACCGGCTCGGTGCTGCACCGCATTGGAGAAGGCAACTCCCAACTGGACGTTGCCAAGCTCCTCAACCGAATCCGCGAGGATCTCCATCCGGGCCAACGCGCTTTTGTTGATGACGACAAGACCGAGATCCTCGGCATCTCTGCCGGCTACGGCGCAGGCAAGACGCGTGCGCTAGCGGCGAAGAGCGTGTTCATGGCCGCCGCCAACCAAGGCTTCACGGGATGCGTCATGGAGCCCACCGGTCCTCTAATCCGAGACATTTGGCAGGCAGATTTCGAGGGCTTCCTTGAGCATTACGAGGTTCCCTACACCTTCCGCGCATCGCCCTTGCCGGAATATCTGCTGCACTTTCCAGGCGGAGACAGCAAACTGCTTTGCCGCTCCTTCGAGAACTACTCCCGCATTATTGGCCTCAACTTGGCATACATCCTGTGCGATGAGATTGATACGGTGAACCCTGCCATTTGCACGCGCGCGTTCCCCAAAATCCTTGGCCGCTTGAGAGCCGGCAACGTGCGCCAGTTCAGCGCCGCGTCAACGCCAGAAGGCTTCCGTTGGATGTGGAACACCTTTGGCACCGAGGAGGCGCAGCAGCGCGAAGACCGCAAGCTCATTAGGATGCGCTCGGCGGATAACCCATATCTGCCTCAAGACTTCATCGAGAGACTGCAAGCCAACTACGATCCGAGCCTGTTGCAGGCTTACTTAGAAGGCCAATTTTGCAATCTCACAACTGGTCAAGTTTATGACCGGTTTAGTCGCGAAAAACATGTCACAAACTCGATTCCTGACGTCAGCATGGAACCACTCCGCGTGGGTGTTGACTTCAATATCGGCAACATGTCTGCGGTGATCGGTGTCCGTCTTGGAGAAAACCTTCTCCTGATCGACGAGATCAGCGGTGCGCATGACACCGACGCCATGGCCCAAGAGATACAACTCCGCGCTAACGGACGCAAGGTTTACGTCTACCCTGACGCATCAGGCGGCAACAGAAGCACGAATGCCTCACGAACGGACATTCAGATCTTGGAGTCCTACGGGTTCAGTAATCAATCGCCAAAAGCAAATCCTCCCATCCGTGATCGGGTGGCTTCTCTACAAGCTTTGCTGGAGAACGGCAAAGGCAAAGTAAGGCTGCAGGTTGCGGCTAATTGCAAGCGGACGATTGAGTGTTTAGAGCTGCAGAGTTACACCGAGGCCGGCGATCCTGACAAGGACGCGGGCTATGACCATATGAATGACGCTCTCGGTTACTTAGTTTTCAGAGAGTTCTCGATGCTTCATGCTCGTGCTGGTCGAGGCACAGGAATCAGGCTTTACTAAGCTGATGCCATCGGGTGGGCTCTAGCTGTGTATTCAGGTTTTTCTGGGCGGCAACGTATTGGCAATGTGACGCAGGTCAATGACCCAAATATTGCTTGGGTCAACATGGAGCCTCACTGGGGCCTTATCGAGCACCTGCTTGGCGGCACTTACAAAATTCGCAAGGGACATCGCAAATTTCTTCCACAAGAACCTCGAGAACTTGATGAGGCTTACGACAACAGACTGCAGCGATCAGTTTTAGCCCCTTATTACGTTCGCCTAGAGAGAATGCTTGCGGGCATGTTGACCCGTAAGCCTGTTCGTCTTGACGACGTATCGGATCAAATCCGTGAGCAGTTGTTCGACGTTGATCTCCAAGGCAACGACCTACAAACGTGGTTGTTCACGACAACTAGGGTCTGCATCCGGTACGGCCACGTTGGTGTCCTTGTCGATGCCCCGCCTGCTGGCGAAAACGGGCGTCCTTACTACGTGACCTACACGCCCAGAGACATTTTGGGCTGGCGGACTGAGCTGGCCGATGGAGAGCAGAAGCTGACCCAGCTGCGACTGCAGGAAAAGATTCTTGTCCCCGACGGCTTGTATGGCGAGAAGGAGGTGGTGCAAGTCCGCGTCTTGACCCCTGGCGCTTTTGAGATTCACCAGAAGGACGCAAAGGGCGACTTCCGCGTTATTGATGAAGGCCGCACAAGCCTCAGCGAGATCCCGTTCAGCGTGGCCTACTCCAACCGGATGGGCGTGCTGGAATCGATCCCGCCTTTGGCTGATATTGCTGAGCTGAACCTGCAGCACTATCAGACGCAAAGCGATCTGAGCAATCAGCTTCATATCAGCGCAGTTCCGATGTTGGCGATCTTCGGATTCCCTCAGTCGGCGGAAGAGATCAGTGCTGGCCCTGGCGAGGCCATGGCTCTTCCTGAGGGAGCCTCGGCGCAATACATCGAGCCCTCTGGCAACAGTTATGACGCGCAGTTCCGTCGGCTGGATCAAATTGCGTCTCAAATAAACGAGCTGGGACTAGCTGCTGTTCTTGGCGCGAAGCTGGTCGGCGAGACGGCTGAGGCCAAACGGATCGATCGCAGCCAAGGCGACAGCACCATGATGGTTGTGGCCCAGCAGATGCAGGATCTGATCGACAACTGCCTGCGCTTCCACGCTCAGTACATGGGCGAGGCGAATGTCGGCAGCAGCTTGGTCAATCGCGACTTCATGGGCACCAGGCTTGAGCCTCAAGAGATCCAAGCCCTGCTTCAGCTTTACACCGCCGGCACCATCACCCAAGAGACTTTGCTGCTTCAACTTGAGGCCGGCGAAGTCTTGGGCGATGACTTCGATGTCGAGGAAGAAGTGGAGGCAACCCAAAACGGTGGCTTGATCGACATGCAACAGCCGGAGCCCGAGCCTGTGCCTGAAACAGAGGCCACAATGCCAGAAGCGGATGGCGAGGCAGATGAGCTGGCTGGATAATCTGCGCAAACCAGAACCACCACGAAAGCAGTTGCTGTTTTTCGCGAACGAAGAACTCGCGAATGAATACTTTGCCGTGATTCGCCTGACTTGGTTTGACCAAGGCAAGGTTCGCTCAGTAAGCGAATCACATATTCATCTGTACGACTTAGATGCCAAGGCTGAGTTTCACAGCACCGTCAAGGCTGCCTTGAGAGCCGGGGCTGATGTTTCTGCCTTGTGCATTGCGCCTGCGACTGAGCTTGGGATTGAACCGTCATGAGCGAGCTTCGCGAGGTTTTCCGCAACGCGATTGATTTGAATCGCTATAGCAACAGTGTCAGTCGCCGGTTGATCCGTGCGTATAACGACGCTGTGCTGGATGCTGTTGATCAGCTTCGTGGGATTGATGAGCTTGCGGCGCCTGTCAAGGCTGCACGGCTTCGGTCGATCCTCGCGCAACTAGACGAATCACTGCGCACTTGGTCGGGCGCAAGTATTGCCACGATGACTGAGGAGCTGCAGGGCTTGGCGGTGCTGCAGTCTGAGTTTGTGGCCGAGCAACTGCAAAAGGCGCTGCCGGCCGGTTCCGCCGTAACCGTTGGCACGGTGGAAATCAGCCCGGCCCTAGGGCAGGCAATCGTGACGACACAGCCGACCATGACCGGCGTAGTCAATTTGAGCGACAACTTCGACCGGATCGCGCAAAACCCGATTTCGTTTCAGCTAACGGTTGGGCAAGAGATAAGCCTGCCAAATGGCGAGGTCATACGAGATGCGTTTACGAAGATGTCAGCCAGGCAGGCTGAACTATTCAGTGGTGCCGTAAGGACTGGGCTGATTGAGGGTCAGTCGGTGGCAAGCATCGTCCGCAGGTTGAAAGGGCGGCTGACCAAAGATCAACGCGGGTCAGTTGACACGATCATTGCGGCAGGCGGCCAAGCAACCAGCATCCCGAACAACCAAATCAGGGCGATCGTGCGCACCAGCGTGAATCAAGTTGCGACTGCAGCGGATCAGATCATCGCGGCGCAAAACCCTGAAGCGACACGCAAATATCGATATACAGCCGTGCTGGATACGCGCACATCAGCAATTTGCCGTGCACTTGATGGCAAGGTTTTTGCTCATGGCAAAGGACCGCTGCCGCCACAGCATTTCAACTGCCGGTCGCGTTATGTCAACATCCCGCGCGGCTTGGAGAAAGAGTTTGAGGAGATACGCGACGATTACGGCGAGTGGTTGAACAAACAGAGTGAAGCGGAAAGGCGCAAAGTTCTCGGTCGGGACCGTCTTGCTATGTGGGATGGGCTGGTCAAAAAGTACGGCCCATCTGATGCGATTCGCAAATTTGTAGCTAAGGATGGCTCAGAGCTAACCTTGGATGAGTTACGCAAACGCGGCTATGGCCCCGCTTCCAAGTAAGTATCAATTCACAGCTCAAGGCGGTGAAGCCAAGCCCAAGGCGACGGCTAAGAAAAAGTCCGCTAAAAAGGAAGAGCCCTCAGGAGATGAGTGATGCCTAAAGGCCCCGGCACCTACGGCTCGAAAATGGGTCGTCCCCCTAAAAAGAAAAAAGGCAAGAAAAAGAAGTGATGGCACGAAAGCAGCGGCGAGTTCCGAAGGACAAGGCCACCGGCCTGCCTAAGAAGTACCTGTCAGGTGCAAAGAACCGCGCTGCCAAAGCCCGAGAGATCAAGCGAACCGCTGAGGCTTACAAGCGCGGCGAGTTCATCGACATCAAAGCTGTTTCCGCTTCGAGGACTAAGCAAGGTGGCACCAAAAAGAAAACCTCTAAGCGAGGCAACAAAAAAGTCTCTAAAAGA